CTGCTAATTGTTTCTTAGAGAGTTCCTGTCCAACAGTCCAAGGCTCACCAGCAATCATTGATGATGTTTGTCCACGTGCAACAGGTGCTGCTTGTACTGGAGCAGTACCACCCTCAGCTTGAGCCAATTCTTTATCGAAGGCTGCAGTGTTTCTTGCTGATATTTGTTCTTTCGTTAAATTAGCACCACCAATGGCACCACCAAGCAAACCACCTCCTGCGCTAATAGGTTTTGATGTAACTGGTACAGATTCGACTGGGATCTTATCTGGAAGACCATCAGCCATTTTAGAATCAATCGCACGTTCTTTTACCTGTCGTGCTGTTAATGTCTCACGTTTCGATACCTTCGTGACACCTAAGTCATATGCACCAGTACTTTGAGTTCCACCATCAGCACGTGTTTCTATTTTAAGAGACATTGGTCCCTGATCCAAGTTACTAACTTTAGAACCATCAGCACGTTTCTCTTCAGAAAACCCATTAAATCCTGGAGTTCTTTCAGAAATCAATTTACCATCTTTATCGAAAGTTTTGGTACCACCACCATCTTGAACAATTTTGGTACCATCAGATTTAAAAGTTGATTTGCTGCCATCACCATTATCAACAACCTTATCACCCATACCAAACATTCCAAGCACACTATTTTTAGCACTACTAAATGCATTACCAACTTTTGTAAGAGAACCACCAGTGTTTCTGTCAACAAAATCTGATACGTTTGCTGTAACATTAAAAGCCGTATCACTGATTTTATTTTTAGCTCGTAGCAATCCTTCGCCAGCATCTCCAGCCATACGTGATGCTCCATCATAAAATTTACTTGCTGTGCTTGATACACCATCATATAATTTACCTGCTTTGTCTTTTGCACCATCATATAAGTTAGAAGCACCTTCTTTAACTGACTTATACGCTTTTGGTACATAGTTCATCACTTGTCCAGTCTTTTCACCAAGATAGTCTCCAGCTTTACCACCAAGATAAGATCCACCGATACCACCAATGGCACCACCAAGCAAACCACCAATAGCAGTTCCTACAACAGGAACAACTGAACCAAGTGCAGCACCTAACGCTGCACCTTTTAGTGCACCAGCTGCACCACCAATTGCCATACCTGAACCTTTACCAACAGATTTACTTTTGCCTATAGTTGCAGTATCTCCAGTTTGTTCTTTTTGTGTAGCAGCTTGTTCTTTTGTTATCTTTCCTGAAGCAAGGTCAGCATCAGTTTGTGCATTTTCAGTATCTTGTTTATCTCCAGCAGCTTGGTATCCTTTGTATCCTGTATAAACACCTGCTGCTACTGCAGTACCAGCCATCAATAACGGATTTCTTCCAATAAATTTAGCAGCAGTAAGCGCACCTTTACCCAAGAAACTTCCTGCTGCTTTTACACCAGTAGCTGCTGCTTTTACACCACCCAATACCTTTCCACCAACACCACCCATACCAAGCATATCCATAAGACCCATACCACCACCAGCTTGGGGTGGTACTGGAGGACCAGCTTTAGCCTTACCATCGCCACCACCTCTAGTGTTTTCTTCGATCTGAATAAGTAACGAAGTTTGTTCAGCAACCATTTTGTTTTGTTCAAGCATGGCTTCTTCGCCACCAGCTGCTGTTGCACTAGTCTTAGACTTAGACTTGAATGGTAATACGTTTTCTTCTGTGCTTGTACTTCCTGATTCAGTATTTTGTGGTCTAGCATCAGGTGCTACTTTAGCATATTGAGCAGCTAAGTTTTCTCTGGTTTTTAAAAAGCCACCACGTTTTAAACCAACATCAGTTGCACCACTGGCTTGCAATTCTTTGATCTGTTTTTCATTTTTATTGATTTCAGATTCAATTCTTTTTTGTTCATCAAACTGTTTTGCGAAAGTTTCTTTCGAACCAAATGTTGTACCTTTGGTTTTCATTCGCTGATCAACATATTTCTTTTTAGCTTCGCCACGATCTAGATACTCAGAAACTAAACCACCACTACCACGTTTAGCGATTCCAGTTTTATCTAAAAAACCTCGCATACTAAAAAAGTCTTTAACATTTGCTTTAAAACCTTCTACACGTGGTTTTAAAGTATTAAATTGTTTCTTACCCATTGCATTAGTAGTAATATCTCCAACTTGCTGCGTAGAAAGTTTAGTGCTAACTTTAATGCTAGTCTCAATACTTTTGTTTAGCTTTGTTATGTATTGAGAGAGTTTAATTACGTTACTGTTTAATCCATCACCAGTTTTATCTACAATACTTCTAGCGAGTTTATCATCACCCTTATTTAAATTTGTAGCAACCTTTGCCTGAGATATTTCTCTGGTTATTGGATTAATAACCGAGTTGCCTGCTGCATTAGATGACTGTTGTGCGAGTAGTTGTTTCATTTGATATTCTTTAGTCTTTGTTTTTCTTCTTCTAAGTGACTTAATAGTAAACTAATATAAATGTCTCGTTCATACGGTATCATCTCATCTAACTCATGTAACGAATATTTGTGGTGGTGCATCAACGCAAAATTCGTTTTATAAAAGTTAGCTGCATCTTCATGGCAAAGGTTCATTAAAAAAAACTGTTAAGTCCCTCTAAAACTTTGTTATGTTCTTTGGAACACATAGGGCAAGTATAATTAACTCTTTGTCTTAATTTTGGCATCGTCTCAAAAAAGGATTCAATTTTACCAAACTGTTCTGTTGTTAAGTTATTAACAAATGTAGTTAATTCTTCTTTGCTTTGTTCATGTGCATGGTAAACTTCTTTGTTATCATAGATGTAATCAATACATTGACATACGATATCAAACACCAAATCAATCTCAGAGTCGACACCATATTTTTCTAATGCATTAAGAACATTGATAGATGGATACTTCATCACTATTCCAACATCATTAAATAAACCAATTTTTGTTTGGTGTGTTGGATCAGTTTCAACTTTTAATTTAGTTAAATCTATACTAATTTTTACTCTTGATTTTTCGTCTGTGCAATCATCACAGCTAAAAAGTAAATCTACATTCTCACCGACAGATTTGGCACGGATCTGGCTAAAGATGTATTCAAGATCAAAGATAGCTAATTTATCTACATCAATTTTACTTTGAACACAAAGACGAATAACATCTTTAAGTGTATCAGCCATAACATTAATATCTTCACTTTGTTGTGCCAATAATAAAGATTTTTGTTCTTTAATTAGAAATGGACGAAACTTAATAGATTCTTGTGTAGAAGGAATTTCAGTTGTATATATTGGGGTGTTTTGTACTGGCAATGCCATGTTACGCTCCTTTAGTCATGTTATTAATTAACTTATTCAATTCAGCAGTGCTACCTACAAAGATAGCATTGTTTGTAACCTGTTTAGCTTTTTCAGCTTTAGATGGTTCATCTAATTTTTGTTTTTGAGAATGTAGATCTAACAATTGTTGATTAATATCTGCCAATTGTTTCATCAAATTTCCAACAACTTCAAATGCTCTCGGATGCTCAGACTGCATAGCCACATCAAGTGACTTTTGTAGTGCTTCTTGCCCTTGCTGAAGTAAAATACGAAGATTGTTTCGAGTGATATCGAAATCATCTTGAATTCTATTTGTAGAGTCGTTAATAACTTCTCCAGTCTTTGTTATCACTTCAGTTTTGCCCATTGGTTGAATACCAAACTCGGCAGATAATGTGTCATCAATTTTCATTATATTTTATTTAAAAAGTTTTAGGGTTTAAGTCATCAAATGGTAATCCATATGCAGGGTCTCCTGTTTCATAAACTGAGCTGTCATAACCAGAAAAATTATCAACAAACTCTTGAATATCATTAGTAGTGACTATTTCTTCAGTTGGTAACTGTGCTTTTGCAGAAGTTTCAAAATACTTATACTGCATTGTTATTGACAGTTTCATAACGTCTTTAGAAGCATAATCTAATTGAACAGCACCCATAGTTTTAGGATAACATTCAAATAGTTTTACTTCATATTGTGTGCTATCATTTAAGTCTTGAACATTAATTACCATATCACAAATATAGTCATCATAATAATTAAATGTTCTTGTGGTAGGATCTTGAATATATGACATCCACTTATCAAAAAGAAGTTTAACTTTCATATTAGTATCTACATAAAAAGACATACTAATATCACCAAATAGTTTTTCGTAAGGAACTTCTCTAAATTCACCAAATGTTCTATTTTGAATAGTAGAAAAGTTTAAACTTGGAAGTTGAACTTGATCACAATATAGCAGAACTTGCTGAGCATCTCTTTTCTGTAATGGCGGATTAAAAAATACACTATATCTATTAGTTCTGGCCAAACCACTAGATTTAACATTAGCGATAAATTGATCTAGGCTCATTTGGACTTCCTAATTAGTTTTCTGGAATCTGTCCAGATTTCTTGTTTACTCGCACCAACGAATACTTCAACTGGCAACAACATAGCAGTTGCCCAATTACTAGATTCTACTTGCCTAAATTGTGTTTTAACATGACTCATTAAATACTGTTTAACACAAGGTTTCGCAGCAGCATATTTAGAAACACCATCGATAGTTGCCCACGAATACTTTAATTTTGTAGTGTCATCAAACAGTTTATTATTTGCAAAGATTAACAAACTATCTAACAGTTGGATTCTTAATGCATATGGTAAATAGTGCATATTCAATCCAATAAAACCATCAGGTGTTTTACGAAACGGAAATACCAACGGAAACCTATCATAGTAAGGTAGTTCGGCTTTTGTTTTTGGATCGTATCCAAACATGTATAAACTTCCAGGGCGAACAGTACTAACTAACTGATTAGGATTACCATTTAATACTCTAGGTGGAGTTAGTCCTTGTTTAGTTATAAGTAAGACTTGCTGCTCGAACCAAGCACGACTCTTTAACATTACAGTTTTTAAGTCATACTGGTTACGTTCAAAAACGTCTAGTAAAGGTGATTTTTTAGCCATAATACTATTTAGGTGTTAGTCCTAACTCGTGTTCTGTTATGATCTTAAACTCCCATCCACGATCACGTGCATAGTTAGTTGCAGCTTCCCATTTGGCTTGATTTTTCATATAAGTTAATGATTCTACTAAGTACCGATTAGTTCTTTTTCCAGGATACTCAGGCAATTGAGTTTGTTTATAAGGTTTCACTTCTATTAAATAAGTTTTACCAGTCTTAAGTAACATCTTAAAATCTACAAAATAACGATGTATATGATTGTCTGTTGGACAACGATAC